ATAATACTCCGGCGTGATTTTCGCAACATTCCAAAATAGCTTTTTCCATTTTCTCATTCATTTTAAATCCTCCTTAAATTACTACATTTTGAATTTGCGAGGGACATAAATGTCCCTAGCAAATCTTTTGCCCCGCCCGAACTTTAGCTCGTTAAGTGCACCACAAACTAAATACCCAACCACCCAGCCAAAAATCTATTTACGCCATAGGGTTAAAACCGTAAAAATCAATAATCAGTTGATTTTTACACTCTTGCAAAAATTCTTCTGTAACAAGAACTTGTTTTTGATAATCTACCATTTCTACATTTTGAGTAAAATCCGGTTTCTCATAAGCAAGAATAGGAAAACCTATGATGAGTTGAGGTAACATATCTGTCAAAAATGTTTTTGTCGTCCCGTCTAACATTGCAACCTCTCGTCTTATATATCCCAACGACGTATTAAAAAATGCTTTATTAAAAGCCTTTTCTTTTGCTTTTAATTCATCATCTTTCCAATTTTTATTAAAAATAATAGCTTGATCTTCAATTACATAATGGGTAGGATTTACCAAGAAATCCTCATAAATATCCTCGTTAATATTAGCTTTTTTAAGCATTGAAGATATTAGCTCCCAATTGTTAAATTCATCAGCGTTAATACTTTCCCTCTCTCCACTATTGTATTGAGAGATTAAATTTGCTAATTCTAAAATTTTGCCTTGTTTTACTTCTTCTGTAATCATTTTTGCTCCTTTACAAATAATTTTTTGTACAACTTCTCCATACTGTATATGGTTTTTCTAGCGTTTCTATGGATCATAGAACCCCTCCAAGAGCTAAAACTTTGCTTAACTTCTTCGATTTTCATAATTCCTTTATCCACTAAAATAGCTTGCTTTTTTAATTTTCTCCGCTCTCTTGTAATACTATCCCTACAAGGTTTTTTAATTATTTTCCCTGTTTCAGTAATCGAATACCTTGTTTTGAGAAATGAAAAACTATGCCTTAACGATATAATTTTGGTTTTCTTTCGGTTAATAATAACGCCATACTCTTTATAAAATTTGTCTAATCGCTCCAATAATTCTTTTAAAAAATCTTTGCTTTCGTGAATTATAAAACTGTCGTCCATATACCGACCATAAAACTTTATTCTTTCAACTTCTTTAATATAGTGATCTATCCGGTTAATATGTGCTATTGCATTTATTTGTGATGTTTCGGATCCTAAACCCAAGCCACGCTCTCCAAAAGCGTCCACAAAATCATCAGCCAAAGCAATCAATTTATTATCTGTAAATTTTTCTCGAAAAGTTCTTTTTAAAGGCTCGTGCGGTATATTCTCAAAATATCCTTTAAAATCTATTAGTAAAACATAGCCATTTCTACCGTTTTTACGATAAAATTTTCTCAAAAAATTTGTAAATCTATTTTCTGCAAAATGCGTTCCCTTGCCTTTTTGACTTGCATAATTATCATATATAAGACCTTTTGTCAAAATCGGATATAACGCATTTTCGCAAATTGATTTTTGCCAAACTCTCTCCGCAAAATGAACACTTTTTATATGTCGTTCTTTGCCTCGTTCACACAAAGTAAACTCAATAAATCCTTGCCTTAAATCTTTTCCTTTTTGATAATCCCGTCTTGCTCTGCTTACCTTAAATAATGGTGTTAAAAGATACCTTTGTACGCTTTCTTTCCAAGAAACGCCCCGACTAGCTTTCTTTGCTGAATAATATAAGGATTTTACCCCTGACACACTTTCGATATTATCGTATCGTTTTAATTCTTCTTTCTTTTTAGCTCGTTTTTGTTCTCGTCTTTCACGTCTTTTTCTGCGTCTTGACATTATGCACCTCGTACAGTAGGGACTATGAGTATTGACCTTAACTGCGTAATATTCAGGCATAAAACAAACTATAATACTCAATTCGCTTGCTATGCACACTTGTTGTGGCGACCGCCTGCACTATATCAAGGTGCTTATTTACAGCCTCAAGGGCTGAAAGTTATTCACTCCTTCTTTGAAAATCGCATTGTTTTCAGATTACTCTTACTAAGTCTAGCGGACAAAAAATCACAGCGGGACGTAAATCGTCGCATTCGTCGCCCCATTGTTGTTGGCATTACCGTTGTTGTTGACATTGCACACGTTCGTGGAGTTGTTCGACGCAACGGAGGACAGCCACCAGTTGCAGCGAAGAATTATACAGCGAATAACTTTTTATTTCTTTCCTTATCGGATTTCCTCCATTTCTTGATAAGTATTTCACAATCGCTCAAAAGATTTATAATATTTTCCATTTTTTCAATTTTGACCGTTTCTACACACTCGATCATTCTTACAAGTTTATTTTGTAATTGCCAGCAATTCGCAATTGCCTTTTGCTGATATTTTTCTCGAAGTTTCACATCTTCAATACAAGTTGGGTAAATGCAATTTGCATAGTTTAAATTATCGACAAGCTCATCAACCTTTTCTATAACAGGACAGGCAATTATTAAACGCCATTTCTTTGGTAAATTTTTCTCTTTCATTACAAATTTTGTTAATTCAATTTGTAAATCCCAAGCTGTTTTCATAAACTGTAATTCTGTTTCTTTGCGTAGCCTTTTGTGTACTGAACTCATTATTTCTCCTTTTTGTAATAGCGGACACACGAGGGTGTCCGCATATTGATTTTAAGATTAGATACAGAAGCACAGCGGGACGCAAATCGCCGCATACGTCGCCCCACCGTTGTCGGCATTACCGTTGTTGTCGACATTGCACACGTACGTGGAGTGGTTCGACGCAACGGAGGACAGCCACCAGTTGCAGCGTCCTCCAGTTGAGTTTTTCTTAATTCTATGCTCACAGTTATTAGCAAACCACGGGAATTGAATTGATAGCCCCGCCTCTGGGAACCAATAACCAGCCGTTTGACAAGTATTGCTCCTGATACCACAGCCGTAAACCTCAATTTCATTCGGCAACCATAATTTACCCATATCAGCCCAGCCCCAGCCAGTTCCTCCGGTAAGTAATCCACTTGCAGAATATCTATCGTCAAGAAGATTTCTTTTTTGTTTTAATACCGCCTGTAATTCACTAGGCAACAAACTTATAATGCCAGCTCCTCCGTTAGCACCGTGAGCAACATTATTATAAGCTGATGTTGAATAATTGTTTACGCCATTTAAAATAGCATATATCGCACTTGCTAACCACGGTTTAGTTTGTACAGATGTCCCGTTGTTATTGTCTGCTGGGTTCCATTTTATCGGCGTATTGATTACCTCATCAGTTGAAACATAAATCATATTTCCTATTGTGGCGTCCCCGCAAGACTTATAAGTATTTAGCCCGATAATTCTACATTTAAAATTTTGAGCTGGTATTGAATAGCCAGCAATAGTCCCCGCTTTTAATGAAGTGTGAAAATAGTCGCCAACGTGAATACCCTCATAATTTCCAGCGTTTTTACGAGCCTGTAACCAAGCGTAAACATTTCCAAAAGTTGCAATTTCACTAGCGAACTTAACCTCTAAATCAACGCCCTCATAAAGCCTGTCGCAATTTTTAACAACAGCGTCAGACTGATCGTCAATACTCGTAACGCACTCATTATATTTATTTTGAATACCTGTTGTAACCTCGTTTTTCTTTGTATTTATTTCATTTATTGCGGTTGTTTTTGTTGAATTAACATTGGAGATCCCTGTTGTTTCGGCAGATTTAACAGAAGATACAGCCGTAGATCTTGTTGTTTCAATTTCACTTTTTGCCGCAGCTAAATCGCTTGCGATATCCGCAACGGCTTGCGTATGTTCTGTTGCTGTTAATTCTGCATAATATTTAGCCGAATATTCTGTCCCGTCCACAGTATCGCCTAATTTATTAGCCCAGTCTTTTGCCTCCGCAATATGGGGCTCTACTGCCTCGATAATATCCTCAATTTTATCATTGCCAACACTATTGATTTCGTCAATCATTATGTCTTTTTGGGCTGGTAAATCTGTCAAAATAGCCGTAATTTCTTCATATTGCGTTTGTGATCTTTCTGAATTTAACATACAGATTTCTGCGTATTCTTTTGTCTGGTTCATATATTCTTCTGTTAATTTAGAATGATATTCTGCCTTTGTGTTTGACACTTTAACCCTATTTGTAGGACTTCCTCCTGATACGTTTGCCATTATATACCCCCAACTTTCTTCGGATAAACCGTAATTGTGTTTAAATCTCCTATATCACTATCACCGATACATAAAGTATCTTCAAAGCCATTTCCCTCAAGGCAAGTTTTAATGCCATAATAATATGTAGCTGTATCATCAATGCCGCCGTCCACTTTCAATAAATCCGTTAAACTCGCTGGAATTTCAAAAGGTACAACCGGAGAGAAATTACTATATGTATAAACTTCATCACCAATAATAACGCCGTCGTCATTATAAATAGAGAAATACACTTTATAATTCTGATCGGTATCTATACCGTCCACGACAAGCGTTCCACTATCGCCTTGAACAAGAGTGATATTCCCTGTTGTTTCATCTACTAAAAACGCCATTTTAACCTCCATATTCCATAAATATTTTATTCATCTGATCGGAGGTTATATCGAATTTTGACATAATATCATTTATAAACTCGTCGCCTCTAATAATCAGATCAGAAAATCTCAAATATTTATCAATCTTCAAATTTTCATTACAATATTCCGCTATTTCCTCATAGCCCACTCCTATTGTTTCAAGAGCGTTTACAAAATCTAGCGGTTTCATTGCTAAATTATTTAAACCTGACGCTATTATTTCTTTTTGTTTTTCTTTATATTCATCAGTTTTTATATATTCATCATAAAAAACAAATCCAGCCTCAAGATCTCCTATATAATCAACTTTTTTGACAATATCTGTTTCAGGATTGATAATCTTTTTACCTCTAAAGTCGCTTTTAATTACCCATTTGTCGCCCTCAAAAACTGCAACTTTACCAACTCCAGCACTAGGAGGCTTTAATAAGGTTGCATTTGCTGGTATAAGGGGCTGAAAACTCCCCAGTCTTAAAGTTGCCTCTCTGTCCGCCTCTGCTGTTTCGACGATTGTAAATTCTTTTGTATCTTCGGTATAAGAATAAATTAGCATTTCTCCTCCTTATTTATATCTTGTAACTACACGCACTTTAATTGCTGGTGGTTGTACAGTAGAATTAGCACCATAAATTGAATTAGATTTTGAGGCGTCAAATAAACCATAAGAACCCCAGTTACTACCGTTTCTTGTTGATAATGTAATCCTACCAGTTCCGTTTTGATAGAAAGCTCCTGAATAATGAGCTTGAACAAAACCGGCACCACCCTTAATATTAGGTAATCCCGCACTTAAATATCCAAAACCATTAGCACCATAAACCGCCCTGTTTCTAAAATCAGGAAGTTTAAACTTGCCACTCGCAGCAGTTCCGTATGTAGAGCCGTAAATCTCATAAAGATTTTTATAATCTGTCTGATCTACTTCTGCTCCCTCTAATCGGATTTCATCATCATAGAGAATATTATTTAACCTGAAAATCGGCTGACCTATTGGTCTAGCCGTATTTTCCAAGTTTTTAATTTGCGTGTCAATAATAGCTTGTAAGCTCGATTTATTATTAACAACATTTTGAGCCAAGCTCTCAACTTCTTCGCTAATAGCCCTGAAATTCGCATTTACCTCGTCGGCTTTTGCTTTTGTCCCAGCCGTAAATTGATATGGTAAATTCATTATTGCCCTCCTATATATTTATCGTAGTTGTCTAATATTTGTTGCGTATAAGGTTTTAAGCGTCGTGTCGGCTCGTGCCCAAATTGGATAATCTTAACAGCCTCCTCAACGGATTGCCTCAATTCCATTAAATACTCTGTTTTTTCCTCGCTGCTTAAATCAGCAAATTCAGGATTGTTTAATGCTTGTTCCCTCAATACATAATTTAAGCGTCCGTATTCGTGTTGATATTGGCTAAATTGCTCATTATCGAGTTTTACATTTTCACCGTTTATCCTTATAGTTCGTTTAGATTTCTTCAATGCTATTGTGGTTTTACCCTTAACGTCGCTTTCTTCCATTTCTTTACTCAACTCGTTAAGTGCGTTATTTGTAGGGTTGTTATTATAATTTCTAATACCCAAATCAATTCCTTGACCGATAGCTCTAGCAACTGGATTTTTAATATTATCAATCATAACAGGCTCGCCCATAGCATTATATTTAATCGGTAGAGTTTTACTTGCAAAAGGTATTCCGTTTATAACTCTATTTGCGATATATTCCGGAGTATTTTCTGTGTAAATTTCTCTACCATAAGGATCGACTACGTTTCTGATATTTCGTTGCATACCACTCAAAGGCACTAATTGAGTTAAATAATTTATGCCTTGATTTCTGACAGCATTATCAACAATTTCAGACGGCGTAAGCTGTTGCCCGTAACCACTACTTACAATACTTGTGAGATCTCCAACCGCTTTTACAGCCGGCATATCAGATACAGCCATACCCGTATTGAGCAACGCTTGCATACCGCCCTCCCTCGTAAATCCTTTTTCACCAAGAGCACGCCCAACAGCCATAGGAATAGCCAAGTTAGGAGCATTAGCAAGTGAGAAAGATTTATCGCCTATCGCTATTGATTGAGGTTGCATACCGGTAATTTCATTGTTATAATTCGTTTTTTCGCCAATATTACTATCAATATAACCTTTACCAATTCCCCAACCAACACCGAGCGGTATTGTACCTTTTATACCTTTTGCAAGTAGGATTTCAGCGTCCCTTAATGCCTCCGGAGTGTCAGCCTTTAAGAACTTGTAAGCTCCAACAGGAATACCGCCGACGTTTTTTAACCCCTCCTCCGAAATATTCGCAACAGTTTGAACAAAAGGCATAGTCCAATCTCCAACTTTAAATGCTCCCATAGGAATTTTATTTAAAGTATCTCTAATACCTAAACTTGCCTTGCTCGCCCAAGTGTCGCCCTGATAAACAGCGTCCCGAGCCTCTTTTACAGCTTGCTCAACTATTTCATCAGTAATATTTTTTGTATTATTTGCAGCTAATTGATCCGCAATTGAACTAGCGTAACGCCCCTCATAAAACATACGGTCAGGAACTCTGATAGAGTAATTAAGACCTTTTTCGAGAGCACTCATTACGTTTTCAAACGCTTGCGGGACTTTTCCCCAGCCCTCAACCTCATTTAATGGTTTGTGTCTGAATTGAGCCGCTTTTGGCAAGTCAAAACGAGAACCCTCCCCAGCTCTGCCGGTTGTAATGCCAAGTTTTACATCTTCCGCACCCTCTGAAAGTCCTTTTTTAAGACCTTGCACCCATTCGTTAAAATGTAATCCGTTGCGAGTTTTAACCCCTTTTAGAGGTTGTGTAATGCCTTTGGAAATACCATTAGCAATAATCTCATCAAGAGCTTGATCGCCTTGAAATAAAGCGGTGAATAAAAAGTCTTTAACCCTTGATTTAGGAGATAAAAGCATATTTGTATAACGATAGGTATTAACTTTATCCATAAATTTACGAGGGATTTTGTCCCCAATATACTTACGGACTAACGCTTTTGCTACTTCTCTCTGTCTTTCGTCGGTTGCTTTTTCAATATCATCAGTTAATTTCTGAATATTTTTATAATCAACCTCCGTAATTTCAGGAACATTATATTTTTTATTGATAACTTTTACCAAATTATCATTAGTTAATTGTCCTTTTTCTTTTAATTCCATAATTTTATCAATCAGGAATTTACGCTCACGCTTATTAACTCTTTTGAGAGTTTCATTTAATGCAGCCTCACCGCCTCCGCTAGCCTCAACAAGATTAGGCACGCTGTCAATAATATCATTAACTTTTTTCGGTGTAGCCTTTCTGATAGTTCCGGCAAGCACTTGTATTGCACCCTCCGGAGTATCCATTTTTAATAAGCTACGGGCTTGCATTGCTTGACCGATAGGTGTACCGTCAGCAGCCCATTTGTTTAATTTCCATAATGGAATACTACCGCTTTCGAGGTCGTTTTTAATATCCATAGCCCTAGCGGTTACACTCAAATCGCTTATATCGTCGCTTTCAATTAGTCTTTGAATTTCATCAGGTGTCATACGATCCAATTGAGCTTTATTAACATCATAGCCCCTTGTTATATATGTCCTGTCTGTTATCGAACCAGCTATATCAGAACTGATATTTTTCTCAACTGTTTTAACCGCCCCTCTAACTTTAGTTTCTCTGCCGTCTAAAGCGTCAAAATTTCCTTTTACTTTGTTGTAATCATCAGCTTGCGAGAATGCCTCCCAATACTTTTGCCAATATTCCCCAGCGTGTTCGTCTGCTAGGGCACTTGTTTTAGCCTCTAACCTAGCCTCAAGCTCCATAGATTTAGCCTGATCTTTTAAGATTTCAGGATTTTTCTTGATTTCACTCAAGATTTTATTAAATTCCTCATCAGCCTCTTGAGCGGCTCTTGTATAAGGATCATCAATATTTTTGCTCCAATATCTATTTTTGTAACGCATTCTAACAACATTTTTCGCAGTTTTAGGAGCCTTTAACCCCTCAACAGTTTGCTTAAACTCTCTTTTGTTAGTTGCCATATCTTTTTTGGAGATATTTTTAATATCCTCGCTTTTTACAATATTTTGCATAGGATTTTCGACAATTTCAGCTTTAACAACTTTTTCAGCTTTTGGAGTTGCAGTATTTCTACCCTTGTTTATACCAGCAACAACCGGATCTAGTTTGCTAACAACAGGGTTTAAAACAGCCCCGCCAGCACTACCAAGAACAAGACCGCTACCACCATAAGCTAAAGGACGAGTTAAAACATCTTTTGAAATGCCATTATCAGCTAAACTACTTGTAACCCCTTGAGTAGCTCCACCAATGACGCCAGTTTTAGCTCCTTGCTTTGCACCTTGTTTTATAAGCTCTTTTACGCCAGCTTTCGCACCAGCTTTAGCAACTGTACCACCGCCACCAGTAGCAACATCAACCCCAATATTTACAGGAGCAACAAGATTTAAGCCGAACGATTTAGCGTCCGTCTTTAGTTTTTCCTTTAATGGAGCATTTAAACCATATTTAGCCTCTAATTCCCATTGAGGCACTTGTCCTCGATAACTTTGAAAATTAGTAAATACGGTTGCTGGCTGGTAATCTTTTTGTATGCCTGAAATAATTGGGTGTTTTTTCTCCCATTCGGCACGCTTTCTCAAATTTTCTCGAGCCCTAGCCTTAACTTCCTCATTTGCTTTTTGATTTTCAGCCTCTAATTTTTTATTAAAGTCGTCAAATTTTTCTTTAAAAGTTTTCTTTTGAGGTTGTTTTTGCCCTTGTTTTTGAGGTTGTGCGATTACTTCTGATTTCTTTTGAGGTTTATTGACTGTTTGAACAGATTTTTTCGCACTCAAAGATTTATATTTATTATTCAAATTTTTAAAAATTTCATCATCAGTTTGCCCCTGACCTCTATAATGTTTTACGGTATTGGCTATATCCTCCTCCGTAAAACCATTTTTTATAAAGGTGCTGTGCATTTCTTCCGTAATTTTAACAGCCATAATTTACTCCATTTAATATAAAAGTTTCGGTTTTGAACTTCTGCCCGATCCTCCGGTGCTAACGTGATTTATAGTTTTTGGCTTTCCTATATATTCAGTTTCTTTTTTGATTTTTTGCGTTTTAGCCTCTAAATTATCCTTACGAGCCTCGTTGGTTTCAACATAAGAATTTGTCCTATTTGTAGTGTTAGAGCTTTGCATATTACCAAAATCAATTCCATATAATTTAGCTTGTGCTTGAGCCTCCTCCGGTTCAATAGTGTTGTTTTTCAGAGCGTCCATAATCAACTTTAAGCGAGCTGTATTATCTCTTGCATTTGCAATATCTGACCTAATCTGATTTTGTTGTATTCTAATTTGATTTTGCTTTTGCTTAATTCCAATATCCTGAATTTTGTCCCAAGTTAGATCAGAATAATCCGCATACGGAGATAAACCAGCCACATCAATACCGTTTTGCTGCATTGAATTAACTGCATTTTTATAATTGATCTGATTTTGTACCCCAGAATTAACACCGTTTAAAATGTTTGTTAAAACATCTCCATTCGGATTAGCGGTAGCACTTCTTCCAATGCCAAACAGAATATTACTTACCGTTTGCCTTGTGCCGTCGCTCCAGTTTGACGGACGTAATTGAGAGTTTTTAATAGCATTAACAAATCTATTCGGGTTAGTCTGCTCTTGCTCTCCTCCAATAGCTCCATTATTTCTAGCCTGATTAACCCCATTTACAACAGGATTTACCGGATTTTGTATTGGCGTATTTGTTACACCACCCTGAACAGGCTGCGGGGTTTGCGTTGGATCGACGGTTGTCATAGCTCCAATATTCCCCTTGTTACCCATAAAACCCTTAATACCATTTACAATATTATCTAAAATACCCATTCTAACCCCCTGATTTACTTGCTAAACTGCCAGCCGATTTACCGATTTGTCCGCCAATTGAGGCTCCTAATGGACCGCCGAAATATGCACCAGCAATCGTACCCGCCAAGCCTAAACCTGAACTTAATAAATTACCTCCGTTATTTAAAGAATTGTTATAAGAGGTATATTGTAAATTTTGATTTGCAGCACTTTGTTGATTATTTGCTGACTGTTGAGCTGAATTTGAAGCTAAATTATAGTAATTATTCATTGAATTTTGTAGGTTGTTTGCATAACCTAATAATCCATTTTGATAATTTAATGCGTTTACATCTGCATTATTTGAAATATCATTTAGACTATCCATATAACTATCAGAAAACGCATTTATTTTATTCCAGCCAGTTGAAGATCCAACCTGACCTCCAGTAATCAATTTATCTTTTAAATTAGTAAGATTTTTTTCCGAAAGCTCATTTAATTGATTTACTTGATTATCTATCCAGCGTTGTTTATACCCAGCAATACCAGCTTGATCCGTTGCGTCTGTATATGCTTGCGGGATCGCAGCTTGCAATGTTTCCATAGCTTGATTTTCGCCTGATGTCGGGTTGTATTTTGTAACGTAATCATTACCGTCCCAATATGTACTCGCAACAGTACGATCTCCGATTTTATAACTCGAAGTAGGTTTTTTCGCTTTATCTTTACCGCCACTCATAAGTGTTACCCCCTTGTTTACTAACTAAATTAAAACCAGCCCTAGCGAGGCTGATTTTTGCTGTTTTATGCTTTGTTTTTGCTTGTATTTTATAATCCGGATAATGATATTCAAGAAATGCCATAAACTCTTTAATAGCGAGCCTCGTATTAACCCGTCTATGAGCAAAACCACCCCATAAAATATTTTTTTCTTTTTCATTTATCTGATCTGCAAACAAACAGCCGATAAACTTTCCGTCATAAACTTTATAAAAAGCTACAACATTATTCATAATTTTAGCAAGCTGTTTGCGAGCGGATTTTGAAGAATGATCAAAATTTTTTCTTATGGGCTGAAAACATTTATAAATTTCTTTATCCTGTTTGCTTTTTTTTTCAAATAACATTATTTATTTTTCACCTTAACTCTTGTTGTAACAATACGGTTTATAATAAAATCTTGTTCGCTATTTTCTGCAACAAAACGCAATTTTAACCTACTATGCTTACGAGGTTTGTCTAATTGATATTCCAAGATTAAATCAGGCGACCAGTTCTCCTCGTCCCAGTTTCCCTCGTCCCAATTAAATGACTGGTTTATAAGGATTACTTCTTGACGATCGTACTCATTCTCTCCATTAAAGAAATAATCAACATAAAACTTGTTATTTTCGTTAAGTTCTGAATATATAAATAGTTTGAATTTTTGCTTGTTATAAGTCCCGTTAAAATCAATTTCAGGAAATTCCGCTATTGTTTCTATGTTTTCGCCGTTAAAAGTTTTACCCCTTAACTCTTGTAAAATTTCCCCGTTATCCGTCCCACTCAAAATTAAATTTTTAAATACGCAAAGACAATTTATTCTTTGCTGTATTCGAGGAGGGAGCCAATATAATTTATTTTGACGACCTTGCAAAAATCTGTAAATAAAAATGTAAGATCTATCCTCATCACCCAACATAGGAACGTGGAACCATACCTCATTTTTATCTTGACATACAACAGAAATAGCAAAAGCCTCATCTTTTTTATATGTGTTCATCTGCCTATAATAGTTACCGATAAGCCAAGAAATATCCTCATCAACTCTTTTCGTGTCCTCCTGTGTAACATTTATAGGATAAATTCCGTCCTCCGCCATATATAAAGCGTAATTACTGTGTTTGATAACACTTTTTGAGCTTAATATATGGTTAGGAGATAAAGTTGTAAATACAAATCCGCTATCGCTCGTATCTTTTGAGCAATAATAAATTGAGCGTGTTGTAGAAATTATTAAACCGTTTGCATAGGTTGTAATAGCGACAATATCACCGTCGAGTTGATTATAACCAGCGTCGTCGTCTGCTGTATTCCAAACAAAAGGATCTAAAGATTTACTCCAATGAATACGATCCCCGACGCCACACCAAACACGACCATAAAAAACCTCTAAAATAGAGCTTCTTATTTGTCTTTCTTCTTTATCTATGGCGTCGATTGTTTCAACTTCCGGATCAGCTCCAAGCTCAATTTTAATAAACGGATCTGAACCATTACCAAAAATTCCCAAATATCTTTTTTCGGGTAATGTCTGACTAAAATTAACAAACATTCCTTGCGTAGCGTTTTTATCCAAGCCGTCTTTAATGAGTTGCAAATTATCCGCTTGATCTATGTAATATAACTTGCCCTCTGTGTCGTTTACAGTATGAACAACTAGGTAATCTTCATTTTTTCCAGCCTGATAGACATAAAGCCCTTTGACTTTTTCGCCCTCAATTTGTTTATAAAGAACATTTCCAAGAATTTTTTTAAATCCAAACCCATAGTTGCTATCGGTAGAGTAAATATCAATATTTTTACTCTCTCCAATAAAAGACACACGCTCCTCCGTAATGGAGGCTTGCTCTGACGCATAACCACCCGAAAAATTACTATATGTTTGATGTCCTAATTTTATAGTTGCCACGGCATTAAAAATCCTTTACTATCGTCATTGTCAAACGAGGCTAAATCAGCCTTTTCTAATAATCTATATACTTCTGAACATCTAAATTGATGTTCTTGATACTCCTCATCTGTCGGATCACCGTTGAGTATCTCGTTGCAAAAATAAGTCAAACAGTCAATAAATAGGTTTTCCAAACTATCCATAATATTGAGCGTGTCTGTATCTGCGTCGATTAGCTCTTTTGTAGTCCCGTCTTTTGCCACAATTGGCAAGTTATTATAAATTTCGAGCGTCAATGTGTGCTTTTGAGCTGGAGTTGGATAAAATATAATCTTCCCTTTGTTATTAACGTAATAACTGTTAGGAATTCCTTTTGTTTCATCATAAAAAGGTATATTTTTATCGTAAATTATTGGCGTCCCGTCTATTCTTACCCCATTTTGTGCTAGTAGATATTTCCCTTTTAAAATACTATCTTTTCCAGCGGTAAGAGTATATTTTTTTATTTCTCGTCTAAAATTCCACTCTTTTGAGTTCCATAAAACCCTAATAGCACGGTTAAGCCCGTTAAGGGCTTCCGTTTTCACGTTGCCCCACGAGCTCACCTTGCTAATTTCGGTATTACTGGAATATGATATAAAAGAGATTATATCTAATGCAGTTTTCACCGATTTACCCCCTATTTATTAGCCTTTTCATACTTTTCAATTTTGTATGGGTGTTTTTCAATTTT